GGATCGTATACTAATGGAGTCATTATAAGTGGTACATACGGAGCATAAACAGCACCTGTTTCTAGGAACTGTGATCCTCTATATCCCATTAATATAGTATTCTCAGTCATATAAGGATTCTTATATACTTGGAATCTATTATTAATAGCACCTACTTTTTGTACACCCATTGCAAATTGCATTTTATCGCCATCCGTATCAGCAGCATATCCTGGAATAGATTCTAAGATAGTTGCTACAGTTGGAGAACAAACCAAGAAGTTAGCTCCACCTCTTAATGTTAATTGGTGAATTTTATTACTTACTTTTTGAATTTTAGTTCCTAAAGTTTGGAACCAAGTTCCTTGGTTGTATGCTTGAGCAGTTGCATTTGATTGAACAAAGCTATTTGTAGCGCTGTCAAATTCAAATCCAATTTTTGCAGACCATCTATCAACTGTTTGAGCATTTTGGATCAACATATCTAATATTTCTAAATCAATTTCTTGCGAAATATATTCAGATAACATAGAAGTCAATTCAGCTTCAGCATCAATTGAATGATAAGCATTTAAATCTTGAGCAAATTCTGGTGACCAGATAGCTTTTAATTTTCTTGTCTTAGCAACAATTGCTTCACTTCTCAATTCTAAGTTAATTTCTGGTATATCTAGATTTGCACTACCTGCATTATTTAATGCTTGGTTAGCACCATCTTCGAAATCACCTCTAGTAGAATCAGTTGGTTGTCTTTCATATACAACAGTTACTGCTTGAGCATCTGTATCAGATTCAATTAAGAATTCAACTTGTCCACCATCTGAGCCTAATCTTGTAAACTCTGGGAACACATTATCAATTCCTGTTCCTGTTACGTTAAAAGCTCTAACACCTCTTAAATCAGCGTTAACTAATGACGCAGTCGGTATTGATAATACTGTAAATGGTCCTTGTGAGTTAGCAATAACAGAAGCAGATAATTCACTATTATAGTTAGTGAAGAAATCAAACTGTGCACCTGTTAGGTTACCACCGTTACTAAATACACCTGACCCTACTGCTACAGAACCTGTTCTTGCAGAAGTTACAGCATTTCCTAAGGTATGTGCAGAAGAAGTTACATCATTCATTGAGTATCCAAATCTTCCAGCTCCATAAAGACCTTCGCTTGGTGCACTACCACCAGCAGCTTCTGTCCCTAAGTTACCTTTATCAGTAATACCAAATACTGAATCGCCTTGTGATTTTCTTCCTTGACCAGTTAAGAAATCATTTCCTGAAGCAGAATCACCTTTTTTGATACCTTGTTTAGTACCATATTTAAAGTCTAGATAAAATACTAGACCTGAAGGTAAGTTCATAGGCTGTACAGATACAAAATCTTTAGCAGCTATTTCAGCAAATATTCTTCTTACTAATGGAAGAGCAACACCTGACCATTGTTCAGCATTTGAATCAGTACCAGTAGCGTTAGCCTCTGTTACCAATTGCTTAGCTTGGTTCTCTAAAAGAACGGCCATGCCTCGTCTTTCAACCTCATTATCAATACCTTCTAACAATCCTGTCTTTTGCCATTTGTTTTCTAAACCAATAGCTACTTGAGTTTGTGTAGTTTGATGATCATGAGGTAATAAAGAATTAATATTCATTTCTTTTCCTCGAAATTATTTTAAATTAGCTAATTTCTTCCATCTAGCTGTCAATGCATTACTTTCAGAAATAATTTCTTTCTTAGGTGCAGTTGACATACTAGGCTTAGAAGCATAGCTTTCTTTTATCGAACGTTTTGTTTTTGATACTGTAAATGATTCACATAAAGTACTATAAATTAATTTAACTTCTCTTAAATTAGAAGCTCTATCAAAGTTTTCAATTACTTTCATTTTTTGTGATTCACTTAACGGATAGTTTCTAAACAATTTGTTCGAAAATAATAGTTTTGCATTTAGAAGATTGACTTCGTTAATTTTAGATTTTAAGAATTTGATTACGTTATAAGCTTCTTCAAGATCTTTCTTATCTGTTTCTTTAACGTCATCTTTATCTTCTTCTTCCATTTTATCTCCTTCTTCTTCTTTCAATGCGGCAATGATTTCATCTAAAGTAATATCTTCATCGACTTTTTTGTCATCTGTTTCTTCTACTTTATCATCTTCGCCTTCGGCTGTTAATTCACCTTCGCCTGGATCTTCTGTATGAGTTGATGAAGCATCGTCACTAACACCAGTACCAGAACCAATATCAGAAGAATCTAATTCTTCTTCTAAATCTTCTTCTAGTTCCTTAATGATAGCTTCAAGTTCTAAATCTTCATCCATATCATCAGTTTCATCCATATCATCAGTTTCATCCATATCAGAATGTTCGCCTTCTTCTACGTCATCGCCATGCATGCCTTCGTTCTTATCATCGTCGCCATGCATACCTTCTTCCATATCAGAATGCTCGCCTTCTTCTACGTCATCAGTTTCAGATACAGGAGCTCCTGCAGCAGCATCCATTCCACCGTCGCCGGCTTCTATTGGCTCTTCTGCTTCTTCTTCCATTTTTTCATCATCTTCTGAAATTTTAGCTGATAGCATTGATTGTAATCTCGGAGTGAAAGCTTCTTCTAATGCAACTTTTGCATTCGCTAGTGCAGTTTCCCTTACGGCTTTTGCATCTGCAATAGCTTCTTTCAATAAATCGTTCATCGATTTTTCCTCGTATTAAATTTGGAAATAAGATTATTGGTAATCTTAATATAGAGTTTATATAAATTTGAGGGACTGTATATTAGACACAGTATACTTTATTATGTATATATATTGTGTAAAGTAAAAAACTAAGTATATATTAGTCTATTTCTCGTAAACTTTCTATATATATAGCTCTTTGTTTTTGACGACGAGATATATCTGATTTCTTAATATATTCTTTTTTGTCTTTTAATTGTTGTAATGCACCAGATTCTTTCAAAGATTTTTTCCATTGTTGTAGTGCAGATGTTATATCGCCTTTTGGATTACGTTTTGTTTTTATAACTTTCGAGCCTATCGCATGTCCCGGTATAGTTAAGTTTAACTGTTTTTTATTCATATTATTGTTTATTTATTATGAATATAAGAAAAATTTTTTAGAAAAACAAATTTATTTTAATCTTTTTGATTTATCAGCTGTCATATGATCATCAAATGCAGGTCCTTTATCTGTAACGCCTGCTGTATATTGATCTTCTTCTAATGACTCGCCTGCGCCGCCATCATCTACTCCTGCTGTATAATTATCTTCGCTCAAAGCATTATTGACATTATAATATCTATTTAATACCATACCCATATCATCATATGCAGATTCTAATCTTTGTTGTAATGAATGCATTTCATTTGCTGTTTTTTCAAAAACTTTATATGCTTCATTCATTTGTTTCATATGACGACCAACTGTTACATTATCAAACCAATGTTCTGATTCTTGTATAGTTAAAGCTTCGGCTTGTTGAACAATGTTATTTAATGTTTCTGTAATTTCTTTTAATTGACTGTTACTATGAATCATTTCGCCTATTTGATGAAAATTAGCTACAGCTTTCAAAAATGCTCTTTTGTCTTCTTTTTGCATTTTTGTATTATCATTTTCTCCTAAATATTTTTCATTTAGGATATGTTTCATTAATTTTTTTTCCCAATTTTTCATTTAACTATACCTCTCTAACATTTTTTGTAAACTTTCAATATTTTTAGTAGCTTGGCTTATATATCTGCTCATTTGATTTGATTGTTGATTATATGATACATCTTGTGTTGCCATTGCTCTATTATCAAATTCCTGAGCCATCTCTTCTTCTAATGCTTCTAACTGTTCTATCACTTTCGATAGGTCTGTTGCATATTCTTGAGCCAATTCTGTATCTGGTATTGTATCTCCATAATCGGGTTGCTCGTTTATCTTACGATTTAATCCTTTTGCTATGCCTACTAATCTAATCATCTTATGGTCTATAATTTGTAAAGTCTATTTCTGGAAACTGTGGACTATTACCTAATAAATCAGGCTGCAATCCAGTTCCTTTTACATTTGGTTTATTAAATGCACCATACTTACTACTATGAGCTGCATCTTCTAAATTATTAAAAGTTGTTACTGTCTTTGCTCCAATAGTAGGATTTCCAAATTGTGCATTTTCTATAGGTGTTATATTAGACCCTAATATTGTACCAGTCCCTTTTTGATTTCTTTTATTTGTAGGACCATATTCTGATTGTAAATCTTCTAATGCCATTTAAAATTCCCTTATTATTTGATTTATAATTGTTTCAACGTTTGAATATTTTCTTTGTTTACTGATTCATTTACTGGAGATAAAAATGCTCCATGAGTAGATGGATTAGAAACAAAATCAAAAGCTATCAATTCAAAATCTGGCTGTACTTCTAATGTATTACCGCCCTCTCGCATCACCTCTTTAACCGAACCCATACCTCGACTTGATATGCCTAATCTAATACCGCTCTTAAAAAGTTCTTTAAGTATATTACCAGATGGTGTAGATAATACTTCTACTGTTCCCATTAGATCATTTCCCTTGAACTCCATATCTAAAACATTATGAGATACATTATTAAGATTAACTACAGATGAATCTGGATGATCTAGTTCACCTAATGCTCTTCTTTCTTTGATAAATGTGTTAGCATATTTTTTAGCTTCACGCATAAGAACTTCTTTTGGATAAATTCTCTCGTTTTGATTTTTGGCTTCCGCTCTTTGTAATACTCCTTTTACAATTAATTTACCATTATTTTCAGATAATGACTCATTAATTTGTTGTGGAGATATTTCAAATACCGTATAGTCTACTAATAATTTTTTGCTCATTTTAATCCTTGCATGAATAATCCGGAGTTAATAAAATTTTGATGATTTTCTAATTTTTTTCTTTCGTCAGAATATTTTCTTTTTTGTTCTGATAAAGTTAAATCTTTATTCTCAGGGGCTTCTATAAATTGTTGCCAAGTTCTATTAGGTATCATTGTGATAGTTCCTTTAATCTATTTGCTATACGAATCATTCTTTCATTTATTTTAGAAAATCGTTTACCTGTTGCTTTCCAGAAATGAGATGAATCGACGCCCATCTCAGTTTTTAATCTTAAATTAT